TCTATGTGTCTTCAGATGATTGCTCTAGCACAAGCAGAAGGTAAACTGTGTGCCTGGATTGACTCAGAGATGTCATACTCAGAAGACTGGGCTAGAACTTTAGGGGTAGATCCAGAAAAACTAATCTACTCGCAAGCAAGAACCATTAGCGATATGGTAGATGTTGGCGTTGGACTTATGAATGCTGGTGTAGACCTAATCGTGGTAGACTCTATTACATCAATGCTTCCTGCAATCTATTTTGAAAAAGATACAGATGAAATGAAAGCGTTAGAAAATACAAAACAGATTGGAGCAGAATCCCGTGACTTTAGCAACGCATGGAAAATGCTTAATTATGCTAACAACAAAGTTAAGCCTACTCTTCTTGTTCTCATTAGTCAGTCTCGCAATAATATTAACGCTATGTATACTAGCCAGCAGCCTTCTGGTGGTCAGGCTACTAAGTTTTATTCTTCTTGCATCATTAAGTTATTTAGTTCCGAGTCAGACAATCAAGCGATTAAAGGAAAGATTAAGGTAGGAGATAAATTAATTGAAGAAAAAATTGGTAGAACTATTAAGTGGGAACTCCAGTTCTCCAAAACCTCTCCAGGGTTCCAGTCTGGTGAGTATGATTTTTATTTTAGAGGTGACGATATTGGTCTTGACACCATCGGTGATCTGGTTACTACTGCTGAATTAAATGGTATTGTAGAGAGAACAGGTGCTTGGTACATCCTTCCTGACGGTTCAAAAGTCCAGGGTAAAGAAGCATTTGTCAATCGGGTAAGAGAGGATCTTGACTTGCAAGAATCAATTAAGTCTAGGTTAAATGACTAACTACAGCATATACGAAGGAAAGTTTCCTTGTAAGACTTGTAAAAAAGAAGTAAAAACAATGAGAGTTTATATGGAAACTGGCATGGCTTCTTGGATGTGTTCAGATAAACATTTGTCAGAAGTCATGTTATTTAAAAAAGGATATAAAAAGGTAAAAAAAAATGACTGAGAAAAGCGAGAGTAAAAGAATTGGTGCCAAACAGCACAAGAATTCTGGACGCAACACTCAAAAAGGTGATGCCTCTTGGAAAACCTTTGTCGTAGACTTTAAAGAGGTAGGTAAATCTTTTACCTTAAACAAAGATGTTTGGGCAAAGGCTACCACCGATGCTATGAAGAATGGCAAAGACCCAGCCATCGTTGTCGTGATAGGCGAGGGTAACTCTAAAGTCAGACTTGCTATAATTGAAATGAGCATACTAGAAGATATGATGGAGGAATAATGGAACAGCAACAGACAACAATAGAGATGGTAAATGGTTTGGCAGAAATAGCAGACTATATGCAGGATGAGGAGTTGACTACAGCCCTTACCTTTATAGCCAAGATCATTATCAAACCAGACATACCACTTAATGTGGCAACAGTTGAAATAGTTCGCTTACAGGCAATCGCTGCAAAGATGTCATTAAAGGCTACATGGATGGCCAATGTTGACAAATCTGACAGGGGAAAGAAGAATCTTTACTATACTGCAGCGGAGTCAATTAACAATCTTGTATCTGCCCTAAAGTATATAATCCGATAATCTGCTATACTTATAGTACTAGAAACGAGATATAATGACAAAAAATTTACTACATACAGTTATGATAAAGCCAGAAGAAAAGCCAGTCCACTCGATGGATGTTGCTGCCCTTGTTGAAAAAATCAGAGAGGGCTATACTATTAACAGAGTAGATAAGCATACAGTCAAAAAGACTTTTGCCCCTTCTACCATTGCCTACGGTCATGGAGAGTGTGCCAGATATTGGTACCTTGCTTTTGATGGACAAACATTTGAAGACAATGCCGATGCATACGCTGCAGCAAATATGACTGCTGGAACATTGTCTCATGCAAGAATTCAGAGTGCAATGATGAACTCTGGAGTTGCAAAAGTATATCGTAATGATGAAAATGAAGCAACAACAGAGTTTAAGATCAGACATGACGACCCACCTATCTTTGGATATGGCGATGTTATGCTTGATTGGCAGGGAGAAGAACTCATTGGTGAAATTAAAACAATGATGAATGAAGGGTTTGAATATAGAAAGGCAGCAGGTAAAGCCAAGACTGGCCACCTAATGCAATTACTTATCTATATGAAAATCTTAAAACGGCCAAAGGGTGTTATGATTTATGAAAACAAAAATAATCATGAACTTCTTTTGATTCCCGTAGATGTAAACGATCATTACCGTCGGTGGGTAGACCAGGCATTTGATTGGATGAGGACAGTTCGAAAGGCATGGGAAAATAAAACTTTACCAGTCAAGAACTATAGGTCCAACTCTAAGATATGCAAGTCATGCCCAATTAGAAAAGCATGTGAGTCTGCAGGACAAGGTGTAATAAAGATTGCACCCCTGGAGATTCTAAGTGAGACATTGTAACTTTTGCGATAAACAATTTTCTCAGTCTGTATCTTACCAGATATATTGCTCTCCCGAATGCAGAGAACTTGCAACAAAAGAAAAAATTGCTGCAAGGTATATGCAATCAAAGAGAATGAAAAGAAAAGGAAAGACAAGGTTGTGCAAATCTTGCTCTATGCCACTGTCGATATACAATGATTTTGCAGTATGCTCATCTTGTTCGGTAAATCCAGAAGCAGTAGTCAAAGCAATTAAAAAGATTAAGGACAAAACAAATGGTAAAAAATAAGTGGGGTCTAGAAATAAAGCCAGAGACTATTTGTGCCATTGACGCTAGTACTAATAGTCTTGCTTTTGCATTATTTTATGAAGACGATCTTGACTCTATAGGAAAAATATATTTTGAAGGAAACAATGTATACGAAAAGGTTATGGATGCTGGTAAAAAGGTAAAAGCATTTTTTGATATTTACGGTGGGTTTGAGGCAATTGTAATTGAGCACACCGTGTTTATGAATAGCCCAAAGACTGCTGCAGATCTTGCATTGGTGCAGGGAGCAATACTTGGATCAGCAGGGCAAACTGGTACAAAGGTTATAGGAAAAGTTTCTCCCATTACTTGGCAAAATTTTATAGGTAATAAAAAAATATCTAAGGATGAACAGTTGTTTATTCGTTCACAAATACCTGGAAAGTCTGAGTCTTACTATAAAGCGCATGAGCGTATGCTTAGAAAAGAAAGAACTATAAAGTTTATTAATACAATCTATGATAGAACTATTACTGATAATGATGTCGCAGATGCGTGTGGCATTGGTCATTGGGCTATAAAAAACTGGGGTAAAGCAATTGGAGTTGACAAATAACATCATGGCTGCTAAACTATATACATCACAAGTTTTTATGCGTAAGCGTTATCTTATGGACAAAAAGACTCCAGAAGAGATTGCAAAGGAGTGTGGGGTAAGCGTGGAAACTATTTATGTGTATCTTGCAAAATTTGGATTAAGGAAGTCTAAACGATGAGTAAAACAAAAAAGATTATTTTAGCAATTACCGTGGCTAGTTCAGTAGGCATAGCCTATGTTGTTAATTCCTTTAAAAACTTTCCAGATATTTTTGACTTAAGTGACGAGGAGGACGAAGATGAGTTCTGAGACACAGTTTACCATTGCTCAAGTTTGTGATGAGATTAAAGAGATGCTGATTGCAAAAAATAAATCTTATGGAGATTCTGCTCTCAATCCTGTTAGAGTTTTTGCTACATCAGACAGTGTAGAGCAACTGCATGTTCGCATTGATGACAAACTTTCTAGAATAACTAGAGGTGGATCTTATGTTGGCGATAATGATTTAGATGACCTAATCGGTTATCTCATACTGCTAAAAATAGCAAGGGAATTAAACAATGTCAACTGAAGATGATCTAGTTAAACATCTTGATCAAGTTAATCAAGTAGTAGAAGAATACCTAAAGGGCAATGACCCTACAGTAATTTCAAAGCAACTGGACATACCAAGAACCAAAGTCGTAACCCTTATTAATGAATGGAAGGTCATGGCATCTGCCAACGACGCTATTCGTGCTCGTGCTAAAGAAGCACTTGCTGCTGCAGATACACACTATAGCAAACTTGTATCTCGCACATACGAAGTTATTGATGAGGCATCAATGACTAATAATCTTAGTGCAAAGACTGCTGCAATTAAACTTGTAATGGACATTGAGTCTAAAAGAATTGACATGCTACAAAAGGCTGGCCTTCTTGAGAACAAAGAACTTGCTGAAGAAATGATAGAGATTGAAAGAAGGCAAGAAGTTCTTGTGGGAATTCTTAGAGACATAGCGTCAGAACATCCTGAAGTAAGAGATATTATTATGCAGCGACTATCTGCTATTGCAAAGCAAAACGAAGTAGTAACGATTGTATCTGAATCAATTAGTGAGCAGTAATGTCAGACTTTGATGATTTTTTAGAAGTTCTTAAAAGCAATCACTTTGAAGAAACCCCAGTAAACGCAAAGACATTTGTTGAGTCTCCAGACTATCTTGGTCAGCCACCACTTTCAGATATTCAATATGACATTGTTGAGGCCATGAGCCAGATATATCGTAAAGAAGATTTGATAGACATAATGGGGCAAGAAGAAGGAACTCGTTATTATGAAAAATACACAAAGAATGAAATCATTCTGCAACTTGGCAAGGGATCTGGAAAAGACTTTACATCAACCGTAGCATGTTCATATATAGTATATAAACTATTGTGCCTTAAAGACCCTGCAAAGTATTTTGGTAAGCCCTCTGGAGATGCTATAGACCTTATCAATGTTGCTATTAACGCACAACAAGCAAAAAATGTTTTCTTTAAAGGTTTTAAATCTAAGATTGAAAAGTCCCCTTGGTTTGCTGGAAAGTATAATGCTAAGGCAGACTCAGTTGAGTTTGATAAATCAATTACTGTTTACTCTGGTCACTCAGAGCGTGAGTCACATGAGGGTTTGAACTTGTTACTTGCAGTGCTTGATGAGATTTCTGGTTTTGCATCTGAGGTTGGAACTGGAAATGAACAAGGAAAGACTGCAGACAACATCTACAAGGCTTTCCGTGGATCAGTAGATTCTCGTTTCCCAGACCTTGGAAAGGTTGTTTTACTTTCGTTCCCAAGATTTCCAGGCGACTTTATTTCAGAAAAGTATGATGCAGTGATTGCTGAAAAAGAATCAGTTGAAAAAACACACGAATTTATAATTAATCCATTACTTCCAGACACGGACCCAGATAATAAGTTTCAAATTTCGTGGGATGAAGATCATATAATCTCATACAAGTATCCAGGAGTGTTTGCACTAAAGAGACCTACATGGGAAGTAAATCCTACTCGCAAGATTGATGACTTTATGATTGCATTTATGACAGACCTTGGAGATGCAATGATGCGCTTTGCATGCGTACCAACTTTTGCTTCTGATGCATTTTTTAAGCAGGCAGAAAAAGTAAGAGCCTGTATGACATTAAGAAACCCAATAGATAACTTTAAAAGATTTGACGAATCATTTAAGCCAGACCCTACTAAAAAATATTATGTTCATGCTGACCTTGCACAAAAACATGATAAGTGTGCGGTAGCAATTGCACACGTAGAAAAATGGGTAAACATACAAGTCATTAATAACTATGAGCAGGTAGCACCTATTGTAGTAGTAGATGCAGTAGCATGGTGGGAGCCAAAGGTGGAAGGCCCAGTTAATCTCTCTGAGGTTAAACAATGGATCCAGAACCTCAGAAGGATAGGGTTTGATGTTGGAATGGTTTCCTTTGACCGTTGGCAATCATTTGATATTCAAAATGAATTAAAGCAGGTTGGAATGAGAACTGATACTGTTTCTGTTGCTAAGAAGCACTACGAAGATATGGCTATGCTTGTCTATGAGGAAAGGCTTGCCATGCCAGCCATAGATTTATTATTTGATGAACTAACCCAATTAAAGATTATGAGAAATGATAAAGTTGACCACCCCCGCAAAAAGTCAAAGGACTTGGCTGATGCTGTGTGTGGAGCAATATTTGGGGCAATATCACATACCCCAAAAAATACAGACACTGAGGTAGAGGTTCATACTTTTAGGGATAGACCTAAGCGAGTTGACGAACTACCTGAGAACGTGATACAATATAAACCTAGCCAGATAGAAGAAATAAAAGACTACCTGGACAGACTAAAAACACTATAAAACAAGGAGAAATAAATTAAATGAACTCATTTAAGAAAATCGCACTAGCCATGGTTGCAGCCATGACTTTGGGCACAATCGTAGCAACACCTGCAAGTGCTGCTGTAATGACAGTTGCTGTAGATCTTGCTGGAACGGCTAACACAACCGCTTCTTCAATTGCTACACCTGCTGCATTGCCAGTCCCTGCAGACAACACAGTTGACGCTGCAGACGCACTTAAGTTCGTCGCAACTGTTGACACAGGAACAGTAGTTTCTGTAGTAGCAACAAATGCAACAATCGTGTCTGCACTACACACAACCGCTGCACCAGTAGGAGCAACATCAGGATCTTCATCTTTGACAATTGCAACTGGTACAGGAACAACAGCAACGTTTTATGTATATACTAAAACGACAGCAATTGGAACAGTTGTTATAACAAACCAAGGTACAACACTCACCTACTATGTACAGGGAACTGCTGGTAAGATTAATACTCTTACAGTATCTGCCCCTGCTTCAGGTGCTGCTGGTACAAAGCAAGACATCTCAGTAACTGCAACAGACACATTTGGTAACAAGGTATCTGCTAAGTCAATTACTGCAACAGTATTTGCTGCTACAGCAACACTAGACACAGCAACAGCAACAACTGGTGCTACACTTTCAGATTTTGGAGTTGCAAAGTTTGTTGCAACACTTCCAGCAACTGGAACACGCTCATTAATTACATTCAGCCCAACAACTGCTGGAGATGCAACAACTGCTGACGTAGTTGGTCTACCTGCTCGTGCACTTGCACCGTTTGCAGAAATCACAGTTCGTGATCTAGTATCAGAACTTGCTGCACAGACTGCTGCTAAGGATGCAGCACTTGCTGCAAAGGCTGCTTCAGATGCTGCACTTGTTAAGGCAACAGCAGAGCACACTGCTCTAATTGCTGCTAAGAATGCAGAACTTGCAAAGTTCAAGGACGACACAACAACAGCAGTTGCTCAGGCAAAGGCTGCTTCAGATAAGGCACTTGCAGATGCAAAGGTAGCATCAGATGCTGCTCTTGCTGCTAAGGATGCACAGATTGCTAAGTTGACTGCAGATAATGCAGCAGCACTTTCTTCTTTGAAGAAGTCATTCAATGCACTTGCTACAAAGTGGAACAAGAAGAATCCAAAGGCTAAGGTTACTTTAGTTAAGTAATTAGTCCAACACTAAAGGGGTTACCAATTACGGTAGCCCCTTTTTTGTGCAATAAAATGGTATAATCATCCTATCAGACATGTCGTCTGCAAGGGGGAAAGGTAATTAAACGACTACTAAGAATAGTAACAGCCACAGTTCTAGCCTTTGGCTGGCTACTTATAGCCCCCCAGGAAGCCCACTCTGATGATCCACTCACAGTAGCAGCCCAAGAAATACAGGAACTTAACGATAGCGTAGACGATCTTGGCTACAAGGATGAATTTATAGATCTTATAGAGATAGCAGAAAATAAGTTTGCCTCAGCCACAAATGCGAAGGAACTTAAAGATGATGCCTATGATGCCCACGAAGATGCAGTAGAAGCAGAAGCCACAGCCTTAGAAGCAAAGAACCTTGCCCAATCAAATGTGGATGGGCAGACAGCCACAGTAGCCTTGGCCCTTGAACATAAAAACAATGCTCTTGAAGAAAGAAACGATGCACAGGATGCTCTCAGCATAGCCAATATTAATGTTCAAACCACACAATCTAATATGCAGAGTGCTGGAGGAACAGGTTTGGCATACACTGTTTATACTCT